TTTTAATATAGACTGGTTCTACAATGGGTTCGAAAGTAATGGGGTCAGTTTCGAGGTCAATGCCTTCGAATTGCTTCTTGTATGTTTTAATATAGAATCGTAGCTTATTATAACATAATCTATCATAAAGTCTCATTAGAATTGCTTTGTTTTCTGGCAATTGTTCGACTCTCATATCTGCTACAGTATCGTATAGGGAGCTAAGGTAAAATCTCTTGTTGACTTCGCCATTGGTCTTATTGATATGAATTAGCATTTTGCCACGTTTTATATGACTACGAACAACGCTCAAGATTTCCTTCTTGAAACCGTATTTGAGTAAATATTCGTCTGAGAGGTCAATTTCATATTTGATGTTGCTGTATAAGCACATCATCTTTACGCATTTCTTTCCGAATCTTTCGATAAGATCGATAATATCTTCTTCAGAACGACATATAAAAGTCATTTTTAGAAAATGGTCAATATATCTATATCTTTTAAAATAAAGCTGTTTTTATATAACATTTTCAAATCAAAAGCAATCATTTTTTAGAGATATTTACAGGAAAATATAATTTTGTAACAGATATTAAAAGGCACAAAAAAAGATAATAACCATTGGTTAGTATCTTTTATATATTTTGAATTATTTTATCAGCTAATTTTTAAGGATATCCGTAAATATTCGTCTGAAATGTCATATTTGATGTTGCGGAAATAGCACATGTCTTCGATGAAATCGATAAGATTCCAAATCTTTCGATAAGATCGATAAGGTCTTCATCAGAACGAACTATAAAAGTCATTTTAGTTAGAAAATGGTCTATATATTATCTTTTAAAATAAAGCTGTTTTATATAATATTTACAAGTTAAAAACCAATCATTTTTTGGAGATATTTACAGGAAAATGGTTTTTTTTGGTTTAGATATAGCGCTTATAACATCTAAAATGAAGCAAAAAAAGATAATAACCAATGGTTATTATCTTTTTATATTTTGAAATTTTATAAGCTAATTTTCAAGCAGATCCATGTTCACATTTCTGATGTCTTCAAAGGTGAAATGTGTTCCGGTATAACGTGAAATGAAGTAATCGTAATCGAGAGCATCGTTATGATATTCTTCAGTTGCGTTTCTCGTGTAAATCCTGTTTTTTGAACAGAATTTAAGGATAGTATCCAATGAATATACGATTTTATAGTTCATATTCCATTCTGTTGAAATGTAGATTGGATCTACAATAGGTTTGCCAGTAATAGGGTCAGTTTTGAGGTTAATGCCTTCAAATTTCTTCTTGTATCTTATAACAAAGGCTTTATAGAATCTATCATAAAGTCTCATTAGAATTGCCTTGTTTTCTGGCAATTCTAATGCGAATTTCTTCTTGTATCTTATTATAAAGGCTTTATAGAATCTATCATAAAGATGATATAGAATTGCCTTGTTTTTTGGCAATTGTTCATGTTCTATATCTTCGATAGTCGAGTGCTTGTAGTATTCTCGTAAATTTTCGTTTGAGACGTTAAATTTGATAATGTTGTAAAAGAACATCGACATGACGATTGGCTTTCCAAATCTTTCGATAAGATCGATAAGGTCTTCGTTAGAGCGACATATAAAAGTCATTCTATGATTTTATATAAAAGTCATTCTATAATTTTATATAAAGCTTTGTTTATTATGTTCTTTGCACGTCAAAACAGATCATTTTTTAAAGATATTTACAGAAAAAGTGTTTTTTTGAGATATAGCACTTATGAAAACATCAATGTTTTTGACATCATCATACATCTAACAGCAATCTTTATGACATCAATGTTTATGATATCATCGCGGCAATACATATAGACTTCTCGAAGATTTCATAAGGGATTATCTATGATATTCATATAACTTTCTTTAAAGATTCGTATTGACTGATAGTATGTGACTTATATAGTTTTATAAAGTATTTCTATATACATTTTATAAACATATCCTTATACTATTCTCGAGAGATCCCATATGTAAGTCGCGAAGGGTTGCGCTGCTTTCTCTTGTAAAAAGTTTAGAGACTCTATGACGACGCGCACTATTTTGTATATATAATTAAATGCTCACTGATGAAGTTCTCAAGAAGTACATACCTGAAATAAAAAAGGAACTCGGTATCAAGGTGTATACTCCTCTGAGATATTTTCAGGGTATAAAAACTAAGAAGGCAGTCAAACAGAGGATTCAGACGATATATCAAAATGTTCAAGACGCTAAAAAGGATGTTGATAAACCTGAATTTTATAAAAAGTTTTCTACTGACGCTGATATAAAGACAAAGAAGTCATCTTGGACTGAAAAGTTTCATGCCAAGTATGGAGAACAGATGAAGGATTTAAAAGAAAAATATCCTAAGAAGGATATATTCAAAAGAATAGATATGGCTACTGGGTTGAACGCTTCTTTGTTGAAAGAGTCGTATAAAAGGGGAGTGGCAGCTTATAAGACTGGTCATCGACCTGGAGCTACAGCTGAACAGTGGGGATATGCGCGGATGTATTCGCTCATCATAAGATATAAACAAAAAACCTTAACACACGATAAGGACTTGGCTAAAAAGCTTCAAGATAATCAGTGAGAATGATGTTGAGTGCAGTCTCACTCATAATATTAGTTTTAATATATGTCTCATAACATTCCTCTATTAATCTTGATTTCATTTTATCAGTTGCTTCGGCCTCAGTGCCAGCGTGAGCTTCGGCCTCAGTGCCAGCGTGAGCTTCGGCCTCAGTGCCAGCGTGAGCTTCGGCCTCAGTGCCAGCGTGAGCTTCGGCCTCAGTGCCAGCGTGAGCTTCGGCCTCAGTTCTAATCCTTGCAGCAGTTCTTCCTATTTCTTCTCGAATCATCCAATCAGGTTTCAGATCAGGTAATTCCGTATCTATGACATCAAACGTAGAGAGCATTCGAGTTATCTTGCCAGTGCTACATACTACAACATCGTATTCAACAGCGGATGCTATATTTTGCGCAAACATTATAAAGAGATTAGTCTTATCTTCAGCATCCTTCTTGTTCATTATTCTTTCAAAAGTTAAATTGAAAACATCCTTCTCAGATTTATTATACTTTGAATGAATGGTATCGGACATAGAATTAAGCACTTTCATTATTTTAGCGATTTCAGCTGTCGATATGGACTGTGAATGTTTTTTTAGCTCACTCAAAAATAAAAGCGAGTTATCATCAAATGATCCTCTATTATTATCTAAAGAATCGATGATATTCTTTGAAATATTCTGAATACTGTGATTATGAACATTTTGGGAGTCATTATGGATGATCATACCGACATGAACATCATCATCAACATGAATATTATTATTATTATTATTATGATCATCAATATTAAACATAATATCTTCGTATGTGTCTCTAACAACTGTTACTGGCATTGGCTTATGACTCACATTCATAGAACACTGAACGATATCAATTTTATTTTTTAATTGATGATGAATGATATCATCAACGATATCTATGATAGTGGATGGCAGACTTTTATATTCAGAATTATATGAGTCGATATCTGTATATACCATAATACTTGTATCTTCTTCAAACATCTTACATACTTGTTTGAGTCTATCAGAGAAATGACCATCTGCGTTTATCTTTCGCATCAGTTTTAATCCAGTCAGCTTATCGGGACCATACTCTGGGTGTAATCCATAGAGATATAGTTGAATGATGTGAAGTAATCCGTCTTCATTTCCTTCTTTATAGCTCTTAAGAAATCCAGACAATGAGTCTATTGCATTAGGCTGGATAACATCTGATTTACCTTCATAATGATGTTGTGCTTGATGAAAGTGTGTGTCAGTGACCTTATTCTTTTTTAATCCAGAAAGGTAGTGATATATAAAAAAACAAAGTGTGATCACAATCACCATCACAAACATTGCCATCATCATTTTATCAGTCTTTTAATACTTTATATTTTTTTATTATTCGCTTTTTATTATTCTTTTGTATCTTATTGATGAGTTCATCATATCCTTTATCGAGTTTATCTATTCTATCATTGAGTTTTTTGAAAAGTATTTGAACCATTTTAAAGTCAAATGTATCATTGTCTTTGTCTGTTTCTTTGTCTTTGTCTTTGTCTGTGTCCTTATCTGCGTCCTTATCTGCGTCCTTATCTGCGTCCTTATCTGTATCTTTGTTGCTCGATGATTTGTGTTTCTTGAACATTGGAGATAAAAATAAAAAGCTACAGGTTAATGTCACTTTTTTTTTTCGTTTATTTTATGTACAATTTATTCATTGCATTGAACGAGATTGTATTTCACTCGCATGAGTTCATTGTATTCAATTTGTAGTTCAGCTTTCGTAAGCTGAGGTTGTTCGGTCTTTCTCTTAATTTCGAATTCCGCCTTAGGCGCAGACCATAGTTCTGCCACGAGTTTATTCACGGCGTCTCTCTTATTTCCAACCAATTTGCCTTTCGCATCTTGTTCATTCACCATAGGGTGGAGAACGAGCTGTCGAAAGAGGTTATAGACAGTGAGTTTGTCCTTCTTGGGTCCAGGCTTCTTCTTTGGAAGAGGTGGTTCCTTGATTTTATCGATGGAGTTCTTGATGTCAGTAACTTCTTTTTCTCTGATTTGTTGAAAACAGGTCATGTTCTTCTTCATTGCATCGATTTCAGCTTTGAGCTTCAAGTTTTCTTCAATTACTTTAGAATAATTAGCTTCTTGTATAGTCATTCTGTCCAAGATGTTTTCAAGGTCATAGACTGTGTCGTGATTGTTCTTTCTCTTTACAGATTGATCGAAAGTGATAATATCGATAGCATCAATTGATTTAGAATTAGTAACATCATTAGCCATTGTTGTTAGTTGGTAGTTGGTAGTTGGTAATATTGTATGTTGAGAGTTTTATTTAATTATTAATCATTTCTAATAGTATCATTTTTTAGGATTTTGTAGGATTTGTGTAGTTTTTTAGTAATATGATGACGTTAATATTAACCAAAATAGTGATCAGAAGCAAAAGGGACTTAAAGAAATAGACTAATAAGTGATCTCTATTCATTTGAAACGATTGAGCTCGCTTATATCCATCAATCTTCATATTGTGGTCGTGTGCCTCTATTTTAGCTTTTTGAGCATCTATTTCAGTCTTCTGAGCATCTATTTCAGCCATGCTATAGAACTTATCGCACGTTTTCGTTATCATATTGTATTTAAAGCCATTAGCCGCCTCGCACTTGCTTCTCTTAGCGCTGTCGAGCTTACACTTATTGATACATGTTTCATCCGCTGTTGCGCAAGCATTGATACACCTTGTATATTTCGAATCATTCACAAAGTCATTTAAAGAAACATTATTTAAATCAGGAGGCTTACTTGATTTGAAACATTTAGCATTCAAACCATGGTTCTCTGCATCGTATAGGGCATCATATTCGTCATCTGGGGCGCGTTGCTTCCAAAAGCATCTATTCTGTCCATTATTCCACTGACAATCATTAGTATTACAAGCGGTTTTGTCTAAGTTTTCGCATAAGATTTGTTTTGTCATACACGTGTTATTATTCCATTGACATCTAGCATACTTCTTACATTCATCAGAAGTAGTAGCTTTATGACATTGATTCTGTAAGCACTGAGCAACTGTTTTATTTTTTTTTATACCACAATCCGCGGACTTTATCTTATCCTTATCCATATTCGTATTCTTATCTGAAACCTTGAATATAGTGAGGTATATAAAGACAAGGGAAAGTAGATGAATGATTATTTGATAAGGATTCACGCTACGACTGTGAAAGAATGAAGCGGCTAAGAGCATCACTGATAATATGTAGAAATAGAAATCGCTCGAAAGCCTCATATATTATAATTAAATTAGATATTTTTAACGATCAAAAACTACTTAAAAGTTAATTGCAATATAACAATCATAATAAATACAATGTCTGACAAGTCCGCCTTCGCTAAATTTGCCAAATCTGTTCCCAAGTTCCTTGAGGATCACAACAAGGAGCTTGTTGTGAAGATCAAGGAAGTTCTTAATCTCAATGAAGAACAAATAACTCTTGTTGTTAATGCAATCAAGGTGGAAGACATCAAGACTAGTGGCCGTAAAAGTGGTACTACTAAGACCCGCGCACCCACTGCCTACAACCTTTTTGTTCAACAAAAGATTAAGGAGATCCGTGCTGCGAACCCTACAATGGACCGCAAGCGACTAATGGTTGAAGCAGCTGCAGCCTGGACTCTTGTGAAGGATGCCAAGGTTGCAAAGGTCGAGCCTGAAGTAAAGGATGCTAAACCTAAGAAGTCTAAGAAGTAAATCTTAGGTTATAATATTAGCAAAAATAATAAAGGATAAAACAAAATGATCTAACATCTTTTTTATTAGATTAAATAAATGCAATATCATTTATTTAATTTGTTTATATAATTAAAAATGAGCATGACCAAAGACTCTCTCTTAAAAGAGTTGAAAGCTATTGGTAAATTTTCTAATATAAGCTCTCAAAATAAAACAGTATTAACAAACCTATTGAATGCATATAAAACCGATAATAGCATACCAACTGCTTTTTTGAAGAAGAAAACTATTGGAACCAAGTGTGAAACAAATGTTGAATGCCGAACACAGAAGTGTGTTGATAACAAATGTGCGTCCAGCATACAAACTAAAGCGTTGCCCATGTCGTCTAATAAGCCGCCAGTAGCAGTGCCCATGTCGTCTAATAAGCCGCCAGTAGCAGTGCCCATGTCGTCTAATAAGCCGCCAGTAGCGCCTTCGGAGTGCACCATTTTAACAAACGGCAAGCAGCTACACCCACATCAACAGATAGTCGCAGAGTTTATGCGCGACACAAAGAGAAAAGGCTTAGTCATCGTCCATAAGGTTGGCACTGGAAAAACGATAACTGCTCTCGTCACAGCTCAATGCTTATTAAGTCAATCACCCAACTCTAAAGTCGTCGTCATCACACCTAAGGCCATCGTAGAACAATTCGGCAGAGAATTACAGAAGCTAAATCTCCATCCACACATAGCTTCCAGAATTCGCATATTTCCACATGTGACTTGGTTGAAGCGTTACGAAAGTGGTATTGAGGACGCTAAAAACGCCATACTCATCGTCGATGAAGCTCACAAATTTAAAGGTCAAAACAGAATTAATCAATACGGTCAGGAGACATCAAAGCTGGCGAGACTATTATCTGAAGCCGCTCAAGAGGCTAATAAGGTGCTGCTCCTAACCGCCACACCTTTGGAAAATGGTATAGAGGAGACTATCAACTATGTATCCTTTACGAACGACAGGAATATAAAGAAAGAATACGCAAAGATGAAACCAGTATTTAAAAACCAACATATTATCATCAATGACTTTAGAAATTACTTAAAGTGTAACTTCTCCGTATATGATCAAGTTCAAAAAGAAGATTTCCCAAGAAGAATAGATCATATAGTGAAGTTGACGATGTCTAAGGATTATCAAGCGAAATACGATAACATAGAAAATAGCATTACAAATGAAGTTTTTTTAAATAAATACACTATGACTGGCCCTGACTTGACAAAATTCCACAATGGTATAAGACGAGCTGTGAATGGTATTGAAATACCATCTCCTAAAATTAATTGGACTGTTGATAAGATTAAGGAAATAGTTGCTAATAAGGGTAAAGTCGTGGTGTATTCGACTTGGATCAAATTCGGTATAGAGTTGATCGCAGACAACTTGAAGGCTGCAAATATCAAATATCAGATAATTTCTGGTAATGTTCAAAAAACAGACAGGGTCGCAACTATTGAAGCATACAACGCTAACAAATTACGGGTGATCTTGATATCGAGTGCTGGTGCAGAGGGTTTGAACTTAAAAGAGACATCTGCCGTGATCGTGCTGGAACCATTTTGGCATCAATCGCGAATTGAACAAGTTATCGGCAGAGGGATTAGATATAAATCGCATGCAAATCTACCTCAGGAAAAGAGATTCGTCAATGTTTATCATCTTGTGTTAGAGAAAAATAACAAAGATAAAAATAACAAATTCGCTGGACTGTCTGCAGATGAGCTCTTGATGACTATGTCGAATATGAAGATTGGTAAGATAGATCAATTGATGATTCAAATGAAAGAGACTTCTATTGAAAACGCTAAATGCGACTAAATCGCACTACTGTTAATTTATTTTTATGACCAACATCAACCTTCAATATGTTTCCTCTTTGCATCAAACTGATGCACAAATATTCTTTCGCACTCTATCTCTTTATAAATATTATCGTTACTTACAATTATAACATTCTTGCCTCTTTCATACATCTTCCCCGCCTCGAATATAATGCGCGCATCCGCTGAGTTCTTTTTATTTGTCTGACTGCAGATGAATTGAACATCAAACTGTTTTCCATGTTTATATTTTACAATTATATTAGATTGACATATTAGCAACGGTATTGAAAGCGACTTATACGCGGCTTTTAATTCTGGTTCAACAATGGTATGATACTTCTCTAAAGGAACATTATCACCGTCGATGATGACATTATAGGCCATCGCAATTAGTTCCAAGGTATATCAACTGAATTATTATTTAAGGATCCTTTTAAGTAAATATAAAAGAGCCAGAAATTATATTTGAATTCATCATCATTACCATCATCATCGCCATCACAAACATAGATACGATCTAATTCATCTAATTCTAATTTCACATACTCATTATATTTCTTATGTCCATTTGCATGCACGAGTAGTCCTGGATTGCTTTTATATTTGTATTTATATTTATTATTAGGCATTATCAGAATATTATATGAACTATTTACATCAAAATCTATTCGCTTTAACGCGCTATGATTGCGCCACTGTTTAGGGATTATGTGATGATTTTCGACAAAACCTCGTAGGCCATTATTATTGATGAGCGTTTTGCGCAAAGCTGAACGATACCTTAAAAGATCTTTAGAAGTAGAAGTGTCATAGATATACTTGAACATATACTTACAGGTGAATTGTGAGAAAACTTTATTATACATGAATAATATATTTTTATATTTTATTTACATCTATAGCATCATATCTATAAATAATCTCAATATCACTCGAGTTCCTTTTCAAAAGCAGATATATATTTCTTCTTTTTCGCCCAATCTGTCAATTGAATATTACTTTCAAATTCGAGATTACTTGTGGATACTTGTCTGGTGAGAGTATATGTTCTGAAATCCTTATAAATATAATAATCCGCTTGAATGATATCGTGACAACTGGAGAAATCATATGAAATTTTACCTTCATCATCGAAGCGCATGAACTGTTTTACGAGGGACTCAGCACAGTGTTTCTTTATGACATAGAAAGTTGTGCAAAAGTGCCTTCTTATCCAAGGGATCCATGTTGTTTTTGAATAATCATATTTATCTCCAAGGCGTATGTGATGAAACTGTAATATTTCCCAATCTGCCGGTGCGTTGATGATTATATTACTCAGATTGATGATGGTATCTTTAAAAATGATATCATCTTCTAATATTATTATATAATCATTAACATCAGAAGAACAAGCCTTAAGTGCCTTATTCATCACAGAAAGATGCGAAGCAAAGCAGCATACTTCATTAATGGTAGTGTGTTTAACCATCTTATTATGATATATAATATGATACGAAGAATCTCCTATGTTAGAGGGAGTGACTGCTTCAAAGCGTTCGTGCTTCAGTTTATATTTGTCGAATTGTTCAATCATGAACGTTCTACGATCAGCATCTTTATCCATGTTAATCCAATGGAAAGTATTCACTTGTTCAGTATTCAAATGATTATTTATGTAATTGCAAAAGAATTCATCGTTCATAAATAGCTCGGCTTTAAAATGATCTATCCTGTATTTATTCTTGAGATATTTATCTTTCGATATGGTATTTTTAGAATGAGCTATGTGAATACAAAGATGTGATCCAACGAACTGGTAACATGGTTCAGTGAATTGATTGGTAAAGAATCGTTCTTCGTCGTATTCATCATCATCTTTATATCTGTGTGTTTGTAGATAATCACGATGGTAGGCCATAATATTGTTTTGGGAATATCCTAGTCGTTTAACGATAACATTGACTGATAACTTGGATTTTAAAGAGTCGTATATGACCATGTTCTTGACACCTATGATTTTATACTCTGGTTGTTTTAGAACGCTGATGGATTTAGTGATTCTATCTCTGGTATAGAAATCATCATCATCGAACCATACTATATAATCACCTGATGCCATATCATTCAACATATTTCTTTTTTTACCAATAGGAACTTTCTCTTTCATATAAAGATATTTGATATTATTCTGTGTGTGACTTTCAAAGAAACATGGATGATCGCTATCATCTAATATGATGAGTTCCATCTGATCATTAGGATAATCTTGATGGTTGAATTGATGTATGACGAGAGGAATGAGTTGTTGGCGATTATACGTTGCGCATAATACTGATACTTTCATTATGACCCCTTTAAACAATGTTCTTAATGTAGAAATATAAAATAAAAAGAGATGATTATCACGCAATTATTTTTTTGAGAGCCTCGTTCTGCTTTTCAAAAAAAAACACAAACTCATTTGAAATTAATGGGTTTGTGTTTTTTTTATTTTTTATTTTAAATTTTAAATTTTTTTCCATCGACTACTACAGATCCGAATGATAAAAGACCAAGTTCTTCTTGACCATCTTTTGTAGGATACACAAAACTGCCATTTCCAGGCGCGGCTTCCCACTCTCCATCACTCAAACTTTGTAACAGAAACAAATTTGCAATTTCCTGTGCTTTTAAGTCCGTTTCACACGTAAAATGGAAATTTAGTTTTCCAATGTACTTTACTGGTGAAATTATGCGGAGTTCGTCCATATAATTGACATTCGCCGGAATAATATCGGATTCCTTCACATAATCTTCAAGTGTTTTCTGTGATGGATCATGCTCAGTTGTATCATCGTTATTTCTAACGTATGTTATCTCAAAAACGACATTATGAACATTTCCAACAGGGGTTTGAACTTCGAGAGTCTTCGGTTGCTGCTGCATTATGTCCGATAAGATTATTTTTTAATTTTTTAAAAATAATAAGTTTTTTTTTAAAAATAATCATTTTTTTAAAAATTTTTAATATAAATAGGGAATATACGCGGGGACGCACAATAATAGATTTCAAAAGGTGTAGCATTATCGGGTAATTCTCGATCATCATCATCATCATAAAAAATTACAATTACAAAATTAAATATCAAATTACAAAATTAAATATCAAATTTGCGATCATTAACAATAAACAGAAGTTAAATAGCAATGGATATCTATAGATAGGACGCAACCCGTCGCAACTTACATATGGATGTTTCGATAACTGTATAAGGGATATATCTATAGAATGTATATGGAAATCCTTTATGAAACTATATAAAACTATATAGAACTACATACAACTAAGCAAAGCTGTATCTCTATAGAGTCAATATTAATCAATAAAGAAAGTTATATGGATATGTTAGATAATCTCTTATGAATTCCTCGAGAAGTCCATATGGGTTGCGCGAACATCCTGGAGAATGATGATGAAAAACTATTTGGAGAAATAGAAATAGAAAATAAAAACGAAAATAAAAATGAAAAACAATTACAAACTTAATTATCAGTTATTTTTTACTCCTTTTCTC